TAATTTGAGGGTATATACTTGTAGTTTGAATGTAGCACCGATGTCCTTTGCGGATTCGGGTGCGTTGGTGTCGGCATAACGAGCGACCTGACGCTTCTCGTTCTCGAACACTCTCGCTTGTTGATTGCGGTTGTAGTTCCTGACATCATTCATCTCTCGGTGACGCACCATGTCAGGCACTCTTTTCTCTTTCATCCCGAGAAGTTTTTTGAGTTTATCGCTTTGTTTCGACGGCATTTTATGAATTATAGAGAGATAATAATTCTATATAATTCGCTAAATAACAACGACGATAAATGCTCGTTGTCGTTTATTTCTTGTAAGACGCACTTGCCCGTTTCAGAGCGTCCTTGTATGAGCATCCGTGCGATTTAGCGTATGCCTTTACGTGGGCAATCCAACCACCCGCGGGGGCAGAGCGAGGGCGTTTTCCACCGACCTCACGCGACATGTCGCCGAATCCAGACAGAGAGCATCCCTTCATTTGAGGTTTGAGTTTAAGGTTATGTTCGCCGAACCCCTGCATCGGTCGCTGTCCGCCGACCCCGCCATTCGCCTTTCCTGCAGTGTCGCCCAAGTCGCCGTATGAGAACTGACCCGCAGTGCTGGAGTTGTCGTAGTCGGTTCTGCCACACCCGCTCATAGCACCGCCCGATTCACCGAGACCGAGCAAGGGCAAGAATGGGAGTGCTTGTTTAGCGACATTCATCGTTCCAGTAAAACCCTGCTTGAATCCGTCGGCGAAGTCGCTCCAGAAGTCACCGCCCGAGAGACCGAGACCCTTTAATAAAGCACCGCCAGACATACCCTTTCCGCGGAGTTGTCTACCGAGTTCTTGGTGTAGTTTAGCATCGGCAAGTGCCTTCAAAAAGAGCATCTTCTTTTCTGCCTTGGGGACGGTACTGGGGTGGCGACCGCCGAGAAACATAGTAGCGAGAGGTTCGCTGATGCCCTCTTCTTTTGCGGAGTATTCACCGCCAGACATACCGAGACCCATAGCAGTCGCGATTTGACCGAGGTCACCGCCAGAATAACCGTTCCCCTCCATACCGAGGAGTTCGGGCATATCATACTGTCCTGCACCTCCGCCGTGAATAATCTGGAGTTTCCCCTCACCGCTGAAAATGTCGCCCATAGCATCTGCCATATTCATATCCTGTTCGTGGGTCATACCGCCAGACATACCACTACCCTTCTTGCCGAACTTGTCGTAAATCTTCATACCTGTTTCTACATGGGGAGCGACAGCACCGACGATGTCGCCGACCTGTTTAATGCCCGAGAGAAAATCGTCGAAGAACCCTTTACCGACGAGACCCCTATTCTTCTTTAAGGCACGGACGAGAGAGATAAAACGCCGTGCTTCTTTTGAACCCTTTCTCACACGCTTACCGAGACCCAACAAGGGCAGGAACGGTGCGACCTGCTGTGCGACACCACCGAGGTCAGACCAGAAGTCGCCACCCTTAAAAGAGACATCATCAGGGTCACCATTGCGACCCAGACCGAGCAAGGGCAAGAAGGGTGCGACTGACTGTGCGATGTTGCCGAGGTCGCCGAAGAAGTCACCTCCCGACATACCCAGACCGAGCAAGGGCAAAAAGGGTGCGACGGTCTGCAGGGCATTACCGATGTCGCCGAAGAAGTCACCGCCAGACATGCCGTTTCCAATAAAACCGTCCCTCGCCTGTTCTGCCTGAATCTGATGAAACGAAGGAGAATAATTAGAACCCTTCATCCGTAAATCAGAACCGACTACATTCAACCCAGGGGGGGAGGGGTATGCGAGACCGATGCGACCCTTCTTCTTGCCAGTTCCAGTGATGACGCGAGGTGCGTTGCGAACGACGGTATTCGCCATCTTAATAGCGGGGACATAAGGAGACCCAGCAGGGTTGAGAATATCAGCGAGTTCTGCCCCGCGTTCGCTCCCGCCGTGCATAGCACCTCCCGAGAGACCATAACCATAAGGGCGATAAGGCATATAAGGCATACCCTGCGGGGTGTCGTCCTTCTTCTCCTTCTTGCCTGTGATGAGACCGTGTATTTTAGAACCAGTCTCGACTATCTTGCCGATTTTCTCTGCCTTATCGCCAACCCATTTGAGAGCATCATCAAAATCTTCTTTAAGACCTTCTCCCGTCATGTCGGCGACGCCCTTGCCATAAACATTAAAGTCCATATCTTTCAGCAGGTCAGTCCTGCTCTTGCGACCCTTGCGTTTTCCGCCGTGGAGAGCGTCGTCCTCGTGTGCCTCATACTTGTCGTTGGCGATATTGGCATAGTCCAACGCCCGTTGGCGACTTGCGAGGTTACGATTATAATCGTTGTCGTAAGTAGTCATTTAATACAGTTATACACTAACTCTATAAAATAATATTATGGAGATTTAAATCTCTAGTATTGCTAAAATCGCGGGCGAACTTACATAAGGTGTTTCTTCATTCTACCTCCCGACGTTCCGCCTCCCGACTGACCTCCGCCAGACTGACCACCGCCAGAGTAACCACCGCCAGACTGACCGCCACCCGAGTAACCACCGCCAGAAGTGCCACCGCCAGAAGTGCCACTGCCGATGTCAGGGAGACCAACGAGGGACTTGTAACCGTCCTCCATAGCACCACCGACAAGTCGCTTAACATCAGAGGATTTGTAACCAGGCATAGATGACGCAGAAAGCACGTCACTTCGCGACAGAATCGCCGTGTAAGTCTGAGACGTACCACGCTCGAGAACGAAGACACCCGTATTCATCGTAATCAGCACCAACTCGGTATTGTCGGTGTAAGTGACGGTGTCGAAGTTCTCAATTTCAACGCTGAACTGCAACTGAAACTGACCGATTGACCCAGGGGCAAAGACGTCATCGAGTTCGATGTGCTTACCCATAGACAGAGCAAGAACCGAACCACATGTGGGGATTTCATTCACACCACCAGCAGTACCCGTGCTGACGACGGCAGAACCGCTAAACTCCGCCCAAGTCTGGTTAGACCCAGACTCCACGGACATTCTCCACAAGTCCCAACGAGTGGCAGAGGTGAGGAGACCTGCCTTGTTGTTGAAATTGACACGGAGACGCTTGATTGGGAAAAAGCAGTCGGCGTCGAAGTTGGTCTGATTGGCAAGGCGTTTGCGAACGAAGATGAGAATCTTGTCGGGGATTTGATTTAGGGAAATAGAGTTACTTTCAATTGTGGGGAACTGCCCAGGGGTCACGGACGATGGGTACGCCCCGTCGGTATTGACGGTCGCCCCAGGAATCGCCCCACTGACGTTGGTGATGTAGCGGGGATACTCGGCATACGGCACGACGTTACGGGCAGGGACAAGGTCGGAGGGTTGGCGAGTGTAATACTGGATAAGAAGGCGAGTGTCGAGAAAAGCGTTGCCACCGCTGACCCCCCCTGGGAATCCTAACTCGACAGTAAAGGGTTGTGCGGGGTCGACGTTAGAACCTGTTCCCTTAGCACAGCGGAACAACCTGTTCGTAGAACCGATGTTGAAGACAAGATTGAGAACCTGAATACCGTAGAAACCTTGGTTGTTGCTCTGGGGGTCGCACCAGATTAGGGGTGACAACATAAGGGGTTCGGTCACCTCAACGACGATGTCGACAGTCGCGACAACGCCACCCGAGGCGTCGGTGTTGCCAGTAACAGACTCCAACTTGAAAGCACCGCGGGGTTGGTAAGACGGGTCGTTGCCGACATTATTCCAAGCACCGTTGGGGTTGTTATTTGCGTTGAGTGCCTGCTGGTAGTTCCAATACTGGTCGTAGGCGACAGGGGTAGAGGTGTTGTAGCGGTAGGTCTCACGGACATCACCGAACCTCTGGAGAGCGAACATCACGTCACGCTGGTTCTGGGTGACGGTGTTGTTATTAATAGTCATCTGAATAGTGTTGCAGAGAGACTGGAACGGAAATGGTCCAAGGGCGGAGTTCTGACCGATGTCGAGGAGAGGTCCAAGTGCGAGGCGAGTACCCGTGACACGAAAGCAGATTTTAGACTGAATCATCATACGACGAGACAGCACAGTTGCCTCGGAGGGCGTCTGGATGTTGAATGTGATACTGCTGTTGCTCTTCGAGATGGCGTTATTCACGGAGGGTGTGATGTTCTGAGCACCCTTGACAACGGCATACTTCACAGAGTCGGTGGTGGCGAGGACATCGTCTAACACCTTAACCTTGCTAAAATCGGAGGATGACATATTAGAATCGTTTATAATATATCATAACAAAAAAAACTCCGCCTAAACCGTTTAACTCATCACCGAAAATGGAACGATGTTGTTGTAGGACTTTTTTCTAAACATAACCTTTAAGGATGCTTGGCAACCGTTCTGGATATAAAAGTCGTGGACTTGCCCGAAGATGTCTTTCCAGACAACGGAAATCTGGATGGAGGTGAGAGGGGCGTTGGACTGCAGGTCGAGGAGTCGGTATTCCGCGGTTGGTTCGTAAATAACATTCGGGAGGTATTCAGACCCCGTCGTGAGATTAACGACTAAATCTGTAACGGTATTAATGATGTTATTATTGTCTTGATTAGAGACTCCAGAGTTTCCGCTAAACAGGGCAGGCACGCCGAGCAACGAGGGTAGGACTGGGAGAAGCGATGTAGTAAAGATTAGGGATTCTATGGGACACATAATTGGACCAGTGCTATACGACTGAACCATCGCGAAGGCATTAAATCGGGGGGTTAGAAAACCTGCAACGGATGGAGGGGTAGCACCCTTGGCGACGACATTATCGCCTCGGTCGTAGACACGAAGGAGGAACGATTCGGGGGGTGCGTACTCCTGAAAAGTATATTCAAAACTGCTAAATAAAACCCGAAGTGGAGCGTTGAACCATAAGTTGGCGGGTGCGGGCGACGCTGGGGTAGAGTAGGGATTCCAGTATGCTCCTTGATTAAATAGGGCGACGTTGGCATATAGGGTTGCGATATTTCTCTCGGAGTTCCATGTGAGGTAGGGTGGGATGGCGTCGTCGCCCGTGAGACTTGCACCTGTTACGATGAACGCCCATGCGTCCGCCAACGCCTTATTCACCATCTGTATCCACTGATTAAGGTCTTGAACCCAGTAGTAATTCGTTGTCGCATCGGTGATAGTGAGAGGTGGATTGGCGGGTGCATTAAATCCTGAGTAGGGCAGACCCGCCTTGATGTGGGGGATATATATAACAGGTTTAGTAGAGGTAAAGTTAGTTCCCGATGGGTCGTTATAAGAGAGGGTCACCTCATACACGGTCTTATTAGGAAAATCGGGTGTGAAAAAGTTAGACGATGGGTCGTTAGACTGCTGTAAATCAATCTGCGGAATCATAGCGGGTAATGCTCCTGCAGTGTCTAAACTAAACCGAACAATCGACATAAAGTAGTCGTTGGGGTTGTCCAGTATGCTTGAAGAGCGAACCTGAGTAAAAGACAGGCGAGTGGGTGGGAGACCAGTATCATTAAGTGCCTGATTAGCAACTTCCAAATCATAATAGATGTGAGTAGGTTCGGCAGAGGACATTTTTGATTTATACA